AAGACACATTCCAAGTTCAAATAGATTTCTATAGAGATAGGTATGAAGAAGAATTCCAAGCTATTCTTAGAGATGGTGTTGAATATGACGAAGATGGTGGTGGTACTGTTTCAGATAGCGAAAAAGAATCATTACATCAGTTAAGGTTAGTTAGATAATGTCAGTTGATGTAAAAGTTAACGTAAATTCTATAGAAATAACTAATCTATTAAAGAAAATTAGTAGAAAACAAAAGGCAGTAATAACCAAATCACTTAATAGAGTTTCAAATATGGCTATATTGATGATTACAAAGCGAACACAAGCAGGAAAGCTACCAGATGGGGGTAATATGCGATCATATGCTCCATCTACTGTGAGAAGCCGAAAAAAGCGAGGTAGACAAACTGGTTTTGTTGATTTAACAGATACTGGTAAAATGTTTAGAAGTTTAGACTTTAAAACTGGTGGTTTAAAAAGCACATTATTTTTTGCTAATAAGGAAAGAGAAAAGATTGCAAGTTATCACGATAGTTTTGGTGTAGGCAAAAGAAATACAAAAAGACCTTTTTTTGCTATAGGTAACAAAGAAGAAGACAAAATAATTAAAGAATTTCAAAATTTTTATTTTAAAGAAATGAAATTATGAGCAAAAGAGAAAACATAGCTAGTGATATAATTACTAAACTTGATGCTGTAACAAGTCCTATTGAGTTTAAAAAGATTACTAGAGAACCTTTTGAAGTTGAAGAATTAAGTGATGCCCAGTTTCCTGCAATGTTTATTCAAAGTGGTGATGAAACAAGGGAAGTATTAAGCATAGGCGATACTGGAGCAGGAACATATCGAGGTACAATAGATTTTTTAATAGTTGCTTTTGGTAAAGGCACAACAACAAATATAGATACTGTTAGAAATCAAATTATAGAAGTTGTTGAAGAAACTTTAGATAATGATATAACTAGAAATGGTAATGCGATAGATACCCAAATAATAGAAGCATCATCAGACGAGGGAACTATTTATCCTTATGGTGGTGTAAGAATAACAGCAAGGGTTATTTATGAATTTACTAGAGGGAGTGCATAATGGCTAAAAATGTTACTATGAAAAAAGGCGAAACTATTATAAAATGTTCAGAAGACCATGTAGAGCATTTTAAGAAAAATGGGTTTACTATAGGAAATGAAAAAGCAGTTGTTAAAAAAACTGAAAAAATAAAAGAAACTAATGAAGCTAACGATAAGGAGTTATAAATGGCTACACATCATGGAAAAGAGGGTGTTGTTACTATAGGTAGTGATACACTAGGTAATGCAACTGGATTTACTGTAGATACTACACAAGACGTTGTAGAAGATACACCTTTAGGAAATTCAATGAAATCCTATATAGTTGGTAGAGGTACTTATACAGCAAGTATCGATATGAACTTTGACGAAACAGATACAGCACAAACTAATCTTGTACAAGGTGCAGAACTTACATTTGCATTTTTACCAGAGGGTAATGCTTCTGGAGATAGAAAGTTCTCTGGAACTGGTATTGTAACTGGAATGTCAGTAGGTGTTACATTAGATGGTGTTACAACTAGAACTGTATCAGTACAAGGCAATGGTGGTCTTACTATCGGTACTGTGTAAATGACAGAACAAAAAATTGATTATTTTGATGGTATTAGAGACCATTTCAGTACCCTTGACACTCAAATAATTGAAGTACCAGAATGGGATTTAGTAGGCGATAAAGCTATATTTTGTAAACCTTTCAATATGCTTGAAAAACAAAAGATTTTTAAAGGTGCTAGTGGCACAGATTTAATTGTTTTGATTGATGTTATTATTGAAAAGGCATTAACAAAAGATGGTAATAAAATGTTTAATGGAAGTCATGTTTTAGCATTTAAAACTAAAGCTGATACTAATGTTATTGCAGATGTTGCTACAAAGATTATGGGAACTGGAAACACAGATATTGAAGATAATAAAAAAAACTTAGAAATAATGTAGAATTACATAATATTTTTGGGTTAGCCGAAAAACTACACAAGACTGTTTCCGAAATCTTGCAAATGTCAGTAGATGAGTTTAATATGTGGTTAGCATACTTTCAAATTCAAAGTGATGAACGAGAAAGACAAGAACGACTAGCAAAGGCTCAAAGATAGTGGCAACAAAACAAGTAAATATAGACATTATAGCCAAAGATAAGACCAGACAAGCTATGAGGTCAGCAACTGGTGCTGTTGATAAGCTAAAAGGTGCAGTCTTTAACCTTAGAAATGCTTTTATCGGTTTAGGTGCAGGGTTAGTTGCTAAAAGTTTCCTAGATACTGGTAGAGAAGTAGAAAACCTAAGGGTTAGGTTTAAATTCTTATTTAGTGATGCCAGAGAGGGTGAAAAAGCCTTTAAAGGTCTGGTTAAATTCGCAGGTCAAGTTCCATTTAGTTTGCAGGAAATACAAAGAGGTTCAGCAAACCTTGCAGTTGTTTCTAAAAATGCAGACGAACTCAACAATTTATTAAAAATTACTGGTGATATTGCTAGTGCATCTGGGTTAGATTTTGCAACTACAGCAGAACAAATTCAAAGAACATTTTCTAGTGGTATTAATTCAGCAGATTTATTTAGAGAAAGAGGTGTTAAGGCATTATTAGGTTTTGAAGCAGGGGTTAAGATTAGTGCAGAAGAATCAAGGAAACATATATTAACAGCTTTCAAAGATGGAACATTATCAGTAGTTGGTGCTAGTGATGAAATGGCTAAAACATTTGATGGTGTTATGTCAATGATAGGTGATAAGTTTCTTGGGTTTAAAATGACCTTAATGGATTCAGCACCTTTTGATTTTGTTAAATCTGGAGCAATGATTTTAGAACAAGAACTTGCTAAAAATTTCGGAGGAATTGAAAAACTAGCAGAAAGAATGGGTAAAGGGTTAGTTTCAGCTTTCAGAAGTTTTCTTTTAACTGGTGCTAAAGTATTTGATACCTTTCAACCATTGTTTTCTTTTCTCGGAAGATCAATGGAAAACTTAGTTGCCTATGTTAAAGGATTACCTGCACCACTCGATTCTATAGGTGTAATAGGTTTCTTGATGTTAGGTGGTAAGGGTAAAGCAATAGTTTTTGTTATTGGTGGCATTTTAGATGAAATAAGAAGTGCTATTGGACATACAATTTCAGCTATAGTTTTTTTGCAAGAACAGACCAACAAGATAACCTTTTTTAAAACCCAAGAAGAAATAAAAAAAGCAAATGCCGAAGTTGAAGCATTAAAACTTACTGCTGAAAAACTTAAAACACCAATAAACGATGTTGCAGATAAGTTTGGTGAAGCAGGGGAAGTTGGTAACACACAATTTAGTGCAATTAATAGTTTATTTGATAAAAATGTGGAAAAAGTTGGTGGTGCAACTAAAGCAATGCAGAAATTTCTTGATAAAATCAATGAAACTTCAGAAGCAAATAAAAATTTAAAAGAATCAATAGATGCTAGTGGTTTTATGAGCAAAAGAAGTGCAGTTGGTTCAGAATTAGCTACTGGTTCAGAAACAGAATTTGGTGATGCTAAAGGTATGAAGATGACTGGTGATATAGATGCACTACAAGCCATTGCTGATATGGAAGTTGCAATAGCACAATCAACAGCAGACAAAACCTTAGAAATAGCACGCAAAACTGCATTAGATCAAAAAAATCTAAGACAAACATTTATGAATGAACAATCGGCTATTATGAGGTCTGGTCAATTTCAAGATTTAAAAATGACTGGATTAACTGAACAACAGAAAAAAGATATGATTATTACTGGTGGCAAACAGATTTTAAATTCCATGTCGCAAAATAATAAAAAGGCATTTCAAATAAATAAAGCCTTAAATATGGCAGATGCTTTTATGAATACTGCTACTGGTGTAACTAAAGCATTAGCATCAGCTAATATTCCTATGGCTATTTTAATAGGTGCATTAGGTGCTGTTCAAATCGCTACTATTGCCCAACAAAAATATCAAGGTAGACGTTTGGGTGGTCGAATGAATCAAGGTCAGCCATATATGGTTGGCGAAGCAGGTGCAGAACTAATTATTCCAGATAAACCATCAAACGTAGTTCCGAATAATAAATTAGGTGGAATGGGTAAGGCAGTAACAGTAAACTTTAATATAAGCACAGTAGATGCTAGAGGATTTAATGAGTTATTAGTTAATAGTCGTGCTACAGTAGTAAACATGATTAATAGTGCAATTAATGAAAAGGGTAATATGGCGATAATATGAGTGGTGCTTTACCAAATGTTCGATTTAATGCGATTAACGTAAAAATTAATCAAGATACTTTATATAGTGAAACCGATAGTGGCAAATCATTTACTAGGCAAATACAAGGTCAAAGGTTTAGTTTTACAATATCATATCCACCAATGACTAGGTCAGAATTTGCACCTATCATGGCTTTTATAATGAAACAAAGAGCCAGAAAAGAAGATTTTACTGTTACATTCCCAAGCTATTTAAATGCACAAGGAAACGAAACTGGAACTTTATTAGTTGATGGGGTTCATGCAGTCGCAGATACAACTATAGCTATAAATGGATTTGCAGGAGATGGTGCAGGTAGATTAAAAGCAGGTGATTTTATAAAGTTCGCACATTCTAAGGTTTATATGGTTGTAGAAGATGCAACATCATCTAGTAATGCATCAACAGTAACAATAGAGCCACCTTTAAGAGAAGCATTATCAAATGATAGTGCTGTAACTTATGATGCAGTTCCATTTACAGTACATCTTGTCAATGATGCTCAAGAGTTCAATAGTGGGCAAGTTGATAAAGATGGTAATTTGTTATTTGTTTATGAATTTGATGTTATTGAGAGTTTATAATGCCCAGAGGTTTAACAAGTGCAGTTAAAACGGAATTAGCAACTGGTAATATAGCACCAATTTTATTAATTGATTTTGGATTTGCTACACCTATATATTTAACAAATGCAAGTTTTGATATTACATCAAGTGTTTCTGGAAGTTCAAGAACATACCTTTCAAATGGACACTTGAACAAAGTTAGTGGTGTAAGCGAAACCAACAAACCAACTAAAAATACACTTCAAATATCTTTATCTGCTGTTGACCAAACCTATGTTTCAATAGCTTTAAATGAAAACATAATAAATGATGATGTTCATATTTACAGAGGTTTTTTAGACTCAAACAGAACATTGATAGCAGACCCATTTTTGCTGTTTTATGGAACTATTGATGAATATAAAATAACAGATAATACAAACACAGCGAATTTACTTTTAGTAATTACTTCACATTGGGGAAATTTTAGCAAAACAAGTGGCAGGACAACCACCGATAATTCCCAAAAAAGGTTCTTTAGTGCTGATAAAGGTATGGAATTTTCTGCACTTACAATCAAAGACATAAAATGGGGTAGGTTGTAATGGGATTTTCATTAAAATCAATAACAAAATTTGTTTCTGATGCTTTTGATTTTGTAGTTGATGGAGTTGTTGATGTTTTTGAAACTGCCGTTGGGTGGCTAGTTCCTATACCAGACATACCAGACTTTGGACAAATACAAGCAGAACAACAAGCAAGAGGTGTTTTAGTTAATAAATTTACTGCGAATGGTCATATTCCTATTGTTTATGGAACAAGAAAAGTTGGTGGTAATATTGTTTTTTTAGAAACATCTGGTGCTGATAATCAATATCTTTACATGGCTCTAGTTTTAAGTGAGGGCGAAATAAATGATATTACTTCAATAGAAATAAATGATAATCCAGTTACATGGTCTGGAGATATTGCAGATAATACACAAATAACTGTGGGCAGTAGTGATGCTAATTTTTATGATGGTGCAAGTTTAATAACCTGCGAACCTCATTTTGGTTCAGATACACAAACAGCATCAAGTTTATTATCAACATTAAGTTCCTGGACAAGCAATCACAGATTAAGAGGTTTGGCATATCTTGCTATTAGGTTTGAATGGAATAGAGATAAATTTGGTTCATTGCCTACTGTTGGTGCCGTTGTGCAGGGTAAAAAAGTTTATAATCCTAATTTAGATGGAACTGTTACTGGTGGTTCTGGTAGTCATAGAGCAGATACAAGTTCAACATGGGAATATTCTGATAATCCAATTTTTCAATTACTTGATTATTTAAGAAATGAAAGATTTGGTATGGGAATCCCGAATAGTTATTTTGATGCTAATTTTGCAGATTGGCAAGTTGCAGGAGATGTTTGCGATACAGATATAACACCTTTTAGTGGTGCAAGTACGATTGATTTAATCGATAGTCATACTGTTGTTGATACATCAAAAAAAGCCATTGATAATGTTAAGGCATTTATAAGAGGGTGTAGGGGATATTTAAACTTTACTGGAGGTAAATATAACATATTAATTGAAACTACTGGTTCAGCATCAATTACATTAACAGAAGATAATATTATTGGTGGCATTTCAGTTTCCAGTAAAAGCAAAAATTCCAGATATAATAGAGTTATTGTTAATTTCATTAATCCAGATAAGGGTTATCAATCAGATACAGCACAATTTCCACCAGTAGATGAAACTGGGGTGGCTAGTGCAGACCAACATGCGACTATGAAAACAGCAGATGGAGGGTTGCTTTTAGAGGGTAGGTTTGATTTTTCTATGTTTACAAGCCCATATCAAGCCCAAGAGATGGCAGAAATCATTTTAAGGAGGTCTAGGTCTAGTTTAGATGTTTCTCTTATGGCAGATGCAACAGCTTTAGATTTAGCTATAGGCGATTTAGTTAATATAACTCATGCAACACCAAGTTTTTCTGCAAAACCTTTTAGGGTTCAAGGAATGAGTGTTAATAGTGATATGACTGTAAGTTTACAATGCACAGAACACCAAGACAGTTATTATACATTTGGAACTCAACAAGAAGTTGCATCAATACCAAATACAACTTTGCCTAATCCATTTACAGTTCAGCCACCTGCAAGTGTAACTTTATCAGACCAATTAATTCAATATAATGACGGAACTGTTATTGTTGCATTAGATATTTTAGTTGGTGCAAGTCCAGATAAATTTATCGATTTTTACCAAGTAGAATATAAATTAAGTTCTGAATCTGATTTTATTATTTATGCTCAAGGTTCTGGTCTTAATCATAGGGTTTTAAATGTTGTTGACCAATCAATATATGATGTAAGAGTTAAAGCAGTCAATACAGTAGGAGTTTCTTCAACTTATGTTTCTGCTCAAAGAACTATTGTTGGAGCAATCGCACCTCCAAGTGACGTAACAGATTTTTCATGTAATGTTTCTGGTCAAGAAGCACATTTATCTTGGGAAGCTGTAACAGATTTAGATTTAGCCTATTATAATCTTAGATTTTCGGAAGAATTAGATGGAACAGCAGATTGGCAAAACTCGGTTGCATTAGTTGAAAAAATATCAAGACCTGCAACTTCAATATCAGTTCCATCAAGAAAAGGAACATATCTTATAAAAGCTGTAGATAAATTAGGTAACTTTAGCTCAAATGCTACTGCAATTATTTCAAATGTTACTGGAGTTTTAAATTTTAATAACATTACAACCCAAGCAGAACACCCTACATTTGGTGGAACGAAAACAAATGTTGTATTGTTAGATGGTTCTTTAGAGTTAGATAGTTCAGAATTATTCGATTCAGCAAGTGGAAACTTTGATGCAAACACAACTAGGTTCTTTGATTCTGGTGCTAGTAATGCAGATTTTTTATCAACTGGTAACTATGAATTTGCTAATGTAATTGATATTGGTGCTAAACATACATCAAGAGTAACAGCATCAATAACACAAAGTTCAGATAATCCAGATGATTTATTTGATAATAAAACTGGGAATTTTGATGATGCCAGTTCTAACTTTGATGGCGATACACCTGCAAACTGTAATGCTCATTTAGAAA